GCTAAAAAGACAAGAGCGCAGCAAGCTGAGGCCGATGGCAATGAAAAGCGCGAGTGCCTTCTGAATTATCATATTGGCGTTGGCGATATCGTCTTGATACAGGATTCAACTGCATCAGGAAGTTACATGGTCAAGAAGATAACCCATAAAGGCGATGGAAGCGGCGATTGGAAAACGATAATGGAGGTGGTGCCGTCATGAGCATTAGGGATAACAGATCCGCACGGGAAGAAAAACTCTCGGGCGGGCTACGGGTTGCAGAGTTAGTGAAAGTAGTGCGCTTTAATGCGGAATCCATGACTGTCGATGCACAACCGCTCGTGAAGGTGAGCATAGACGGAACCATGGCTAACCAGCCTCAGCTTACAGGCGTTCCTGTGGCCGGTTTATGCATGGGCGATTTTGCCGTCCGCCCATGGTACAAGAAGGGTGATATTGGCTTGGTTATTATCTGCGATAAAGATATAGATGCAGCATTGGATGGCAAAATTACTGAGCCTACTACAAATAGAAGCCACGATATGACGGATGCTATATTTATAGGCGGTATAGCGAAAAGCAGCAAGGCACCGTCCGGACTACCTGATAATGCCCTCGTTCTGTCTGCAGGCAGTACATACATAGCTGTAAAGCCAGATGGTATAGAAGTAAGCGGCAAACTTATGCTGAATGGTGTGAATATAGGAGAGCATACGCATAGCATTCCTACAGGCGGCGATACGGGAGGCCCACAATGAACTTATATGTGGATGAGAATACGAGAGACATCGCTTTTGAAACAGATGGTAGTATAACCACAATAGCAGGCGCTTCGGATATAGCACAAGCGGTACGCTGTACGCTGCAGGCATGGATCGGCGAATGGGAACTTGATGTGAGTCATGGAACGGACTATGAGAGGATATTTTCTGATGCTGCTATAAGCGATGCAGAAATAAGGGAAATAATCAGTGCGGCGATTTATCAGGAGCCGCAAGTTAAACGAATCGAAGTACTGGACATTGAACGTGTAGGGCGCATTATACACGTACGTTTTACGGCCCGACTCAAAAGTGGAGAAATAATATCCGGGGAGGTTGATAATAATGGATGATTGGGGCATTTCGGCAGCGGGTTTTAGAAGGCCAAGTTATGCCGAGCTGCTTGATGCATATGAGCAGCAGGCAAAAGCAAAGTTTGGCAATGATATAAACTTATCTGTACGAAGCATACTCGGGCTTATGCTGAGAATATACGCGTGGTTTTCATCGTTGATGTGGCAGCTTGCCGAGGATGTCTATAACGCAGGATATGTCGATACAGCAACAGGCATATCTCTTGCGCGCATAGGTGCGATAATCGGTATCAGACCGTATATAGCGGTAAAGGCTACGGGAGAGCTTACATTCACGGGCGAGGCGGGCGCTATTATCCCTGCGGGAATGATAGCAGCCGCAACCAATAGGGCGCAGTTTGTCACGCTGTCTGAGGCTAAAATCGGAAACGATGGCACTGCTACGGTATCCGCCAGGGCTTACGATGTAGGGCCGGACGGCAATGCAGCTGCGGCGACCATTACCACGATAGTAACACCCATAGCCGATATAGATACCGTTACCAACGCGGCGGCATTTGAGGGCGGGCGCAACCGTGAGACGGAAGCGGAGTTCCGCGCGCGGTACTACCGAAGCGTAAAACGTGTAAGCGGCGCCAATACCGATGCCATACGCGAAGAAATACTGACTGTGCCGGGCGTACAGCACGCAATCGTATACGAGAACTGCACCGATAGTGCTAATACGGCAGGGTTGCCTGCACACAGCATAGAAGCCGTTGTGTTAGGCGGGCAGGATATGGCAATAGCACGGGCTATATGGATGCGCAAAGCCGCCGGGATACAAACATACGGCAGCAGCAACGCTACGATTGTGGATGCATCCGGAAATAATCAAACGGTCAATTTTTCGCGTCCGAGTCAAGTTGCCGTGTACCTTAGAATAGCTAACCTGCAGATTAAATCTGGCTATACCACGACCGACGTGCAAAATCGTATAAAGGCTGCGCTTATATCGTATATTGGTGCGCTTGGCGTGGGCGGCGGCGTGTACTATACGCGATTGATCGAACAAGTCAATAAGGTGGAAGGCGTGACAGACTATAGGCTTACCGTCAGCAACAACGGCACGGCATATGGGATAGCTAATATCGGCGTATCCTCAAGGCAGACAGCCTATATAGACGGGGATAAGGTGGTATTCTCATGACGCTGCAGGAACGGATGCTTGACATGCTCACAAGTGCTTATAACAGGAATCCCGATGGGAACATAGGTAAACTGATGGGGATATTTGCGAATGGGCTTGAGCGTGTGGACAGTACATTGCGCAATATACGCGACTGGCGAAACCTTGAAACCGCGAAGGGGAGAGTGCTTGACCGTATAGGCACAAATTACGGCGTGGCACGGGCAGGGCTTGACGATGAAACCTATAGGCTGATGATAGTAACAAAAATGCTTGCAACATACTCAGGCGGCGATCCTGATACTCTGATACATGCTGCTGCCGCATTGCTCGGCATAGACAGTACGGCTGTAGAACTGGTTGAAGGAGTAGCGTCCGTAAGCCTCGTGGTAGATGAACTGGAAATCCCGACAACCTTTTTTGACAGACAAGACGCAATATGCGATATGCTGAAGCAGACCGCGGCAGCCGGTATAGCATTAACACTTGAGTTGCAGCAGCCTATTTACCAACGATTAGCTATAGGCATGATAGTACAAGATATAGAAACATTAACTATAAGGCAGGTGAACTGATGTGAGCTTTTCGGGCGGGTTATATCTTACTAATTCTGGGCGGCTTGCACTATCCAAAGTGCAGGCGGACAGCACTAAATCACTGCATTTTACAAAATTTGCGTTTGGCGATGGAACGCTGAACGGAGGCCTTGAAATCGAAAGGTCAGCTTTAGTTAATCAAAAAGACACATCAAACATAACGCGATTGCGCGTAAATAGTGACAACACATGTACTGTTGGCACCAAGCGTCTTGGAAATGCCGTTGGCGGATATTACTTGCGTGAGATAGGCCTTTACGCCAAAGACCCCGACAATGGCAACAATGAGATACTATACGGCTATGCGAATGCAGGAGACGATGCGCAATATATACCAGCTTCCGGCGGTGCTGAAATTGTTGAGAAAACTATAAATATAATTATATCAATAAGTAATGGTACAAGCGTAACGGCTACACTGTCCACCGGCGTATATGTTACACCGGAAGAGTTTGAAGCCCATGTGAACAACAAAAACAACCCTCATGGGGTGACGGCAGCGCAATTAGGTGCAGCCCAAGCCAGTCACACCCACGGCGCAATCACCAACGATGGCAAAATCGGCACAGATGCAAACAAGGCCGTTTTCACCGGCGCGGATGGTGCGCTTAAAGCGGGTACGCTGCCCATAGCCGCCGGCGGCACGGGCGCCGTTACGGCAGACGCGGCGCGTGAAAACCTCGGCGCACAGAAAAAGAGACTCACGTTTGTCAACACGAATGTAGCTGCCTCGGCATGGGCGGCAGATGAAACGTACGCGGATTATCCGTACCGCGCTGCCATTCCGCTCACAGGCGTTACGGCTGCGAGCTTTGCCGAAGTTGTGCTGTCACCTGCCGACGCGGTATCCGGTGTATATGCGCCTGTGTGCGAAACATATGCAGGCGGTATATATCTGTATGCCAACGCCGCACCCGGCGCGGCTGTGACAATACCGGCCATAGTAATATGGGGGTGATAGCATGATAGGCAGAGTAAATACAGGCGGCGGCAAGATGAAATCGGTCGTAGGCACGTTTACGTCCAATAAGTCGGCTGCCCAATCATCCTTCAGCGTGACAGGTCTAAAATTCAAACCCAAAGTTATTTTTGTCAGATTGCTTAGTAGCAGCAACAAAGCTGTGCACGGCGAAGATGAAGGCAGCAAATTCGGCTCGATCGACGCTGCACAGATGATGGATATAGATGCCGGAACCGGCGCATATATGACTAAGCGCACCGACCTTAACGACTTCTCGAACTGGCAAAATAAGGCTCCCAATATCACATTCGCCAATGGTACGCTTACCGTCAACGCCGGTCAGGCATATAGCACGCTCATCGGCAGTTATTGGACAATCGGCACATATGAATACCGCATATACGGTGTATAGGAGATACGAAAATGTACATAAGACGAGTGTTTTATGACCCCACTACAGGGGCCGTTTTATATGTTTACACGCAGCAGGGCGACTTTGAGTATACTCAGCCCGCGGTAATGGCCGCGCTTATAGGCTATTCGGACGCGGCGTGCACGGAGTGGACAACGCCCGATTCCGCTATTGAAGCCGCTTTTGCGGAGACCGATGCAGACGGAAAAGCGCGCCGTGTGAACGTGAGCGTGGACGTGTCAGGCGATGAGCCGCAGCTAATATTTGAATACGAAGCGATAGAGGAAGCAAGCGGTGATGACCCATATGAGATAATCGATATACTGACGAAGGAGGCTGCGGCGGATGGCTAACATAGAGCTGCGTGTGCGTGGGCAACGCTTGCTTATGGTTCGCGGCTATGTTGTTGCCGGAACGGTACGCTATCTGACAATAAAGGCAGCACTCAGTGAGGACTGGCGGGGCCGCGAGGTGTGGGCGTATCTTGAATTTGGGGATAAGAAATACAAGACGCAGCTGAACGCCAATGGTGAATCTACGGCGCGCGCAGGCCTTAATCTGAGCGCGGGCAAATGGTCCGTATACCTTATGGGCTACGGCAAGGACGAGGACGGCAACGAAACATGCATAACAAGCGATCGCGTACCGCTTAATGTGTATCCGACGGGCGCTTCAGGCGGCGAACAGCTTCCGACAGACGAAGAAGGCGCGGGGTCGCTGAATGCTATAGAAATGTATATATGCGACTTTGCAAGCGCAGAAGACTGCATCATAACGACAGGAGGCCACTATGGCACGAAGCGCGCAATCGTATCAAGATGATAAAGCGCCTGACTTTCGGATTGCCACAAAGGCAATGGAGATGCTTGACTATACATTGCGAATAACCGAAAACAAGGATATATACCCCAACTGGACAAGGGGCAACCTTGTGCGGTATATACGTGATACCGCGGCCGATATACTGCGGCATATAGTTACGGCTAATGACATAAGCCGCGGCGGCACTACTCCATACGAAGTAAGGCTGGAAGCGCAGGAACAGGCTATACGGGATTGCTCCTACTTGCTTTCCCTGATAGATATATCTGAGCGCACGGGGCGTATAAGTGCGAGCCGTGCCCAGTATTGGGGCAAGAAGGTGCGCGATGTCAAGTACATGTGCATGGCATGGCGCAAGAGAGAGCAATCCGTTTAGTAGTGTGCAGCCTGATATAGCGGTGAACGTTTGGACGCGGTGGCCTGCCTCGGCGTCGGCTGTGGTGTACGTCAACTCCAACGGCAACGTCAACACGAACTCGCCCGCCAACAATAACTACGCCCGCCCCGATCTGTGGAGAACGCGAGACTGCGAAGCGACCCGCATGGTGCACCACACAAAGGAGGCTGCATACTATCTTTGCCACGAACGGCAAAGATGAATACACAATGTCGGCTGTGCTGCCCTGCGGGACGGCACAGGAGAAACGGCATTCCATATTAACTATGTACGAAATACTATATACGCCCGATGTGCTGCACCGGGCTTTTAACCGTGCAATGCGCGGGCACCGTAACGATGCGGAACATGCCGCGGCGGAAGCGCATAAGATTGAAACTATAGAATACCTCGCCCGGCAGCTTCGGCGCGAAACCTACGAACCGCGTCCATTGCGGCAGTTTTGGGTGACTGAGCCGAAGCGCAGGCAGATACAAGCGCCCTGCGTGATGGATAAAATCGTACAGAACGCGCTTGTGGATGGGCTGCTGTATGATTGGCTGACAAAGCCTTTTATCCGGGATTGCTACTCAAGCGTTAATGGCCGCGGGACAAGTGACGGACTCGCCCGGCTGAAGCTTTTCATGGGTGAGTATTACCGCTGCCACGGCGCTGAAGGTTGGGTGCTGAAATGCGACATACACCACTATTTTGACAGCATAGACCAATCTGACGTGCTGCGGCGCGCCGAGCGGTACGTGCCGGACGCGCGTGTTATGGCGCTGCTTGCCAAGTATGTACGGCTTACATCGCACGGATTACCTCTCGGGCTGCGTACATCGCAGCCTTTGGCAAATCTTGAATTATGTGAAATCGACCACCGCATAAAAGAGGTTTACCGCTGCCGGTATTACGGCAGATATATGGATGACTTCAGAATTCCGGGCGTGCAACAACTATAACGACCCAATACCCGCATGGGAGAAAATAGAGCTGGGAGAACAGCATAGGTTTGCCAATACTACCAAAGCTGCTGAGACGTGGGCGCTGGGTGTAAAGTGCCATGCGCAGAGTGAAAACAACATAACTGTGTATGAACCGTGCGCGATAGTAAGTTTTTAGGAGGTAAAGAGAGTGAATGCAGCAAAGTATTTGAGAAAACGCGCCGAAGCAGACAGAGAACAGGCATTTATCGATGCTGCCGAACTTGCCGATGTAGCCGCCGAGGTCGAAGCGGAGATAGCGGCATATCAGGAGATTATAGACATAATGGAAGGAGGTGAAGAAAACGATGCCGATACGGACTAAAGACGCAGCCCGCGCTTGGCGGGCAAACGAAGATAGGCGGGAAGCGGAGTACATAGCCGCGGGAGCCGCACAGGCGCAGGCGGCTAAGGCTGCTCCCATTGCAACGGTGGGTATGTTTGTAGACGGGTTTGCACCATGGGAGGTGGGGAAGGCATACAAGCAGTATGACCTTTTTTTATATAACGGCATGGTTGGATTCTGCCGTCAGGCAGTTACATCGGCTGCACACCAGCCGCCGTTCAGCACGGGTATGGAAGCGATTTACGGCGTTCGCCCCGCGCCCGATGATAACGGCGTGTATCCGTATGTGTACAACATGGCGGCAAGCGTGGGCATGAGAGTGCGCGAAGGCGATAACGTGTATGTCTGCATCCAGCCAGCAGATCCGCTGCTTTATCCGCCGTCACAGGTTGCAGCGCTTTTCACTTTGGAAAAATAAAGGAGGAAACTTAATGAAAAAGACTATACTTATACTTCTGCTTGCGCTTACGCTTTGCGCAGGCATACCCACATTGGCTATGGGCTGGGCATATACGCCCGACCCTGCGCCGGAGTATACCGTGACCGTGAGTAAGCTTGACCGGGTAAATACCACTGCCGGCACGGCATATACGACCGTACCCGACAAGCTTGCGGCGGTGGGGCAGGTCGTATACTTCAGCGTGCGCATAACGGATAGCGGCGGCAATGATGTCAAAGGCGATATACGGCTTTGTGACCTCGAAGTGCTGTATATAGACGGCAATGTGATAGCCGCCGCGGTTACGGGCGCACATCCGGCCGTAACGGCATCGATAGAGACTGCTACGCCCGCCGACCAACTTATATACAACGGCAAGCCCATAATAATCGCAGGCAACACCGTTACAATAGACAAACTTGAATTTCAACGTAGAAACAATGTTGCGGTAAGCGTGGATATTGCGGATGGCAACTGCAACGAACTGTCTCGCGCG